ACCCGCGCCCCGAGCCGGGCTTCACCTACGACGGAGAGACATTCACGCCCGGGATCACGCAAGACCAGGCGGGAAACCGGGAGGGCCACAAGGATGTCCTGAGCAACGCGCTCCCGGTCAACGACGCGTTCCTGGCCATCGAAGCGCTAACGCAGGCCGACGTCGAGGCGCAGGTCATCGAGCTGACGCATCAGGTCAGCTCGCTGATTCGCAATACGCTCGGCGACTACACTTCCTCGCCGCCAGCGCCGCCGCGCGCTCCGTCCACCGGCGAGCGCCGGATCGACTTGGTTACCCCCGCGACCGGCCCGACTGCGGGCGGGACCAAGATCACCCTCTCGGGCGCTGGGTTCACGAACATCGGCGGCGTGCGTTTCGAGGGACCGGGTGGCACGCAATGGGCGTGGTCGTTCCACGTGATCGACGACCAGACGATGACGTGCCCGACACCACCTGGCATCGGCACGGTCGACGTGATCGCGTTCAATGGCGATCCCGGCGACGCGGTCCTTGAGGGCGGGTTCACATACACGTCGTCGCCGGTGGCTCCGCCGCCTGACGAAGTTCCGCCCGAGGAGCCCCCACCCGAGGTCCAGCACCTCCCCGCCGAACCGCCCGACGAGGCCCCGCCCGACGAGGTCCCACCGCCTGCGGGACGCTACATCGACTCGGTCGACCCCGCCGAGGGACCGGAGGCAGGCGGCACCACAATCACGCTGTCAGGCAACGGGTTCACGGGCATCGGTGGCGTCAGGTTCGAGGGGCCGAGCGGCACGCAGTGGGCGTGGGCGTTCGAGGTAATCGACGACCAGACGATGACGGCCGAGACGCCGCCCGGGACCGGCACCGTGGACGTGATTGTGTTCAACGGTGATCCGGGTGACGCGGTGCTCCCGGGCGGCTTCACGTACGTGCCATAGGAGGGAGAAGCAGATGCCTAGATACATCGTGTTCGCAACCGTCCGCGTGCCGCCACCGCCGGAAGGCGGGTATCCACCGCTGCCGGACAACGGCCTGGATCCGGGCGTCCCGGCCGTCGCGATCATCCCGCAGCCAGAGGTGGCCATGGTCCACGCCGTGGTCGTCGAGGCGGACGACGGGGCTGCCGCGGTCCAGCGAGCCGCACCGCACTTGTCGATGGCTCTCAACAACGGCGAGCTGCACGCGTGCGACATTGCCGCGACCCAAACCTTCACTGTCAGCACCGATGTGTCCCTCGCGGCGCAGCCCGAGCCAGCGGCGATCGTCACCGGGGAGCCGACGATCCTGTGGTCCGAACCGCCTGAGACGTCATGAGCATCGTCGAACCCGACTCGCTCGGCTACGACCTGATCCCGCCCGATCCCGGGCTGATCAACCCGGACCTCCAGCTCGACGCTGCGCTTGCGCCGGTCGAGGACGCCGAGGCGGACGCGCCGATCCCGTTCGGCAAGAGCTGGCGCTTCGACTTCGTCGCTGGGCAGTTCGTGCGGGACGGCGCCGCGCCTCAAGAGACCTACGAGCTGGACAGCCTGATCATGTGGATCGAGAAGACGGCGCGCACAGCCCGGTACGCGCATCCGATCTACTCCGACCAGTACGGCGTTGAGGAGCCGGACGTGCTGATCGGCCAGCAGGCCGACGACGCGCTGCTCTCCGCGTACGAGGACGGGCTCACCGAGGCCCTCCTCGTGCACGACCGGATCGTGGCCGTCGAGGGCTTCGGGTTCTCGCAAGATCCGTTTGACGAGGTGCTCTACGCATCGTTCACAGTGATCGTGGACGGCGCACCGCCGTTGCAGACCCAGCCGCTGGAGTTCTCGAACATCCCGATCACCTCATGATCGACTTCCCTACATCGAAGCGCTGCCCGGCCTGTGAGGAGACCAAGGGCGCTGGCTGCTTCTACGTGCGGCAGAACGTGCCTCGCAGGCTGAGCGGTTACTGCAAGCTCTGCGTGGACCGGAAGGCGAAGGCCCGAGCAACGGCCAACCCGGAGGCTCGGCGGGCAACCGTGCGCCGGTGCGACGCCAAGCCCGAGAACAGGGTACGCCGGGCTGCGCGGGATGCGACTCCTGAAGCCATCGCTGAGCGCCAGGGGTGGGCAGAGCGCAATCGAGCGAAACGCCGCGAGATCGTCATGCGCTCCCAGAGGGCGCATCCCGAGACCCAGCGACGGAAGGAACTGAACCGGCGCGCTCGGAAGCTCGGGCTGTTCGTGGAGCACGTCGATCCGCGCACCGTCTACGAGATGCACGGCGGGCGGTGCGGAATCTGCGGCGAGTTCATCGACGGGGACTTCCACGTTGACCACCGCAGGCCGCTCTGCGCTGGCGGTCCGCACTCTTACGCAAACTGCCAGCCTGCTCACCCAGTCTGCAACTGGTCCAAGGGGGGGCGATCCGAGTGACCGACGTTACGGATCTGACCGAGATCTTCTCCGAGACGCTTGCGCGCGTCCGGGCCCGGATGGATCAGGACGCCAACGCCGGGCTGGCCACTGACGACCCGGACTGGGTGGACACCCGCGAAGGGTCGTTCTACTGGGACATGACGCAGCCGCCTGCGATGGAGTGCGCGCGGCTGTGGGACGCGATGACCGAGACGATCGCGGCGGCGTTCCCATCGACCGCGTGGGGCGACTACCTAGACGAGCACGGAACCACGTTCGGGCTGACGCGCAACCCGGCGACGTCAGCCGTCGGCTCGCTGACGTTCCTTGCGTCGGCGCCAACCCTGATCGCTGCCGGAACGCAGGCGTCGGCTGTCGCTCCGCTGACCGGCGACGTGCAGAGCTACCAGACGACCGCGAGCGGGACGTCGTCGGCGTCGCTGCCCAAGCCCACCGGCGTGGCGGTTGTAGGCGCTACCACGGGCGGCACGCTGGCCGCGGGCACGCGCTACTACCACGTGACGGCGCTGAATGCGTTCGGGGAGACGACCGGTTCCGCTGACGTGTCGGTCGTGAACACGGGCACGACGTCCCGGAACACGATCACCTGGAATGCCGTCAGCGGCGCGACTTCCTACAACGTCTACGTCACGCAGACGGCGCAGTCGACCGGGCAGCTTCTCGCTTCGGTGACCGCTCTGACCTACGCGGACACGGGTGCCGTCTCGCCGAACACGACCGTGATCGAGCCAACGACGAACACGACGTCGGGGATCACGCTGGCAGCGCAGGCGCTCACGCCGGGCACGGCGAGCAACGTCGCTGCGAATGCGGTCACGTCGCTCGACACCGTCCTCCCGACCGTGATCTCAGTCTTCAACCCGAACCCGATGCAAGGCGGCCAGGAGGAGGAGTCCGACGACGACTTCCGGCTGCGGATCCTTGGCGAGTACGTCGGCACGTCAGGCGGCGGGAACGTCACCGACTACCGGCGCTGGGCAGCAGCGGAGGGCGTCGCCCGGACGGCTGTGATCCCGGTCTGGAACGGCGCCGGGACCGTGCTGGTCGTCGCGATGAACGCGGACGGAACGCCGGTCGCCGCCAGCATCGTTACGACTCTCCAGCAGTTCCTTGACCCGACGCCCGGGCTCGGGCAGGGCCAGGCCCCCATCGGCGCGACGGTGACCGTCGTCACGTCCGCGATTCTGACGGTCACGATCTCGGCCACGGTCGTCGCGGAGAAGGGCTACTCGCTCGACGGCACCAACAACACCATCGCGACTCGCCAGGCGATCACGGCTGCGCTTGCGACCTACGTGCAGAGCTTGCAGCCGGGCGACACGATCATCTACGAGCACGTGCAGGCAGCCTTCTTCGTTACCGGCGTGCATAAGGTGAACGGCCTCACGGTCAATGGCGGCACAGCCGACATCACGCTCGCGGCGGGCGCGTCGCCGCAGGTGGCCCAACTGGGCACCGTGACCCTGACGGACGGTTGAGATGTCGGTGTCCGCGTCCGATCCGCTCGCGGTGTTCACGCCCGGCACCATGGCGCAGATCGACGAGGACCCGGCCGATCTGCTCGGCGAGGTGCCGCCGTTCGAGCGCTCGGCCTACGAGATCCAGACGGTGCTGGAGGTCGTCGCGAACGAACTACTGCGGCTCGAACAGGCACGCCAGGCGGTGATCCTGAACTTCCTGCCCGCCACCGCCGACGCGCTGCTGCCGATGTTCGAGCAGCTCCTCGGCCTGCCGGTCAATCCGCCCGGGCTGACGCTCGCCTCCCGCCAGCAGCTCGTGCTCGCGACCATGCGGCGGCTCAAGGGCCAGGGTCGCGGGCTCGACTGGGTGGCGACGATCACCGCGCTGTTCGGCACGAGCTGGAGCTACCAGGAGCACAACCCGGCCACGGACTACACGAACCTGATCCCAAACCCAAGCTTCGAGCACGACACGGTCGGCGCAGCGCCCGCCGCGTGGGTCGCATCGCGCAACTTCAACAACGTCGGAGCGGTTCTCACCTGCCAGACCGGCGCGGCGCAGTCGGGCAACAACACCATGCGGGTCGTGTCGAACGGCTCGCTCGCTGCCGAGGGCGCCGAGGTGCCCTTGCCGGGCACCTTCACCGCAGGCGTTGCCTACACGTTTGCGGTCTACCTGAAGGGCAGTGCTGGTGGCGAGAAGGCGAACGTCATCTTGGGCATCGGCGGCGATCTGGCTCAGGCTGGCAACTACACGCTGACCACGACCTGGACGCGGTACACGGTCACGTGGACGCCGACCGTGAACCGCACCAACGTCTCGGCTTGCATCCAGTTCGGGGCTACCCCCGCGCAGACCGTCTACGTCGACTCCGCGCTCGCGCTACTCGGGGCAACCGCCCCCCCATACTTCTCCGGGGATCTGAACGGCACTTGGACGGGCACGCCGGGTAACAGCTCCAGCACGCAGACGAACTCGCCGCCCGCGAACACCGTCTCGATCAAGATTCCGCAGGCGTACGCGGGCTTCGGCTGGCCGTTCATCCGCGACCTGACGCCTGCGCACCTGGCGATGCAAGAGGGCTACTCGGACGGCTTCTTCGTCGGCATCACGAACATCGGAGGCAACCTGTGAGCAAGCACCGGCAGCTCAGCTACGGCAGCCCGATCCCGCAAGACTTCCTCGATGCGCTCCAGGAGTTCGTCGGCGTCAGCAGCCGCAACCTGTTCCTGACGCAGATCGGCACCAACCAGGTCCAGATCGCTGCTGGCATCGGCAACGCCCAGGTGTCGCTCGGGATCGACGGCCTGTGGCGCTACATCAGCGCGACCGTCCAGACGACCGTCACCGGCGCGGCCGGGACCTACAGCATCTACGCGACGACCGGCAACAACTCGTTCGCGACCAACCCGACGCCGCCGCCGCCCGAGACCGACTCGACCGACTACACGTTCGCGCTCACCGCGCTACTGACCGGCACCCCCGCGACGCCGCACTACCGCAAGATCGGCGAGGCGATCTTCGACGGGACGCGCATCACGAACCTGCGCCAGCTCGTCGACGGTGGCATCGACGGCGCGCAGCTCTGGCAGCCCGGGGACATCAAGCTGACCGGCGCGCAGACCCCGCCCGCCGGATGGCTCACGTGCGACGGGTCGGTCGTCAGCCGCGCTACCTTCCCGGCGCTGTACGCAGCGCTCGGTGGCGCTACTTCACCGTGGGGGCAAGGCGACGGATCGACCACTTTTGCGCTCCCAGACTTCCGGGGGCGCGCTCCGATCGGCGCCGGGCAGGGCGCAGGTCTGACGAACCGGGTGCGCGGCGCCTACGGCGGCGGAACGCTCGACGCGAACAACCCCAAGCTGGGCGAGGAGACCCACACGCTCGCCAACGGCGAGATGCCGGTCCATGCGCACGGCGCGAACACCGGGAACGACACGCCCGATCACTCGCACTACAGCTCGGGGACGACGAGCTACGTGAGCAGCGACCACTCGCACGCCGTCTCGGGCACCACCGGGACCGACAGCCCAGACCACGCGCACAACCTGTCGCTGAGCGCGAACAACGCGCCCGTCACCCAGTCCGGAGGCCAGGGCTGCGCAACGATCGGCGGCGGGTCGAGCACCAGCGGCGCGACCGCGCGCCACGCGCACGGCTTCAGCGCCCAGACGGGCGGGATCAGCGCCAACCACACACACACGTGGAGCGCCCAGTCGGGCGGTGCGAACACTCGGCACACGCATCCGATCAACAACGACGGCGGCGGGGCACCTCACAACACGATGCCGCCCTGGGTCGCCGCCCTGTACATCATCAAGACGTAGCTGTACGGGCTGGTAGCCGCTGGCTCCTGTTGTATGCTCAGCGCACACGCCAGGGACGTTGGGAACCCTTCTCCTCGGTCGGGATTAGGCTCGGCGCCCGGCGTGAAACGGCCCGCTTAGGCGGGCCGTTTCCTTTGTCCCAGGCACGTCCAGGGGCGCGTAGGAGAGCCTCCTGCGGTCATCCATAGGGTGAGCCGCAGGAAGGCCTGCGAGTGGCTCAGGCAGCCGTAGGCGCGTCCACGGCGGCGTCCTCTGCGACTTCCTCCACCGCTTCGGCGTCGATCGGGATCGAGCCGCCGCTGGCGAGCACGAAGTCGGTGACCTCCTGGAGGATCTCCGTGCGCTTGAGCTGGTCTGCCCCGGCCATCTTGAGCCGGACCTTCTGCGGCAGGAAGCTGCCTGGCCGGATGCGGTTGGCCTCCGTGAACGCGATCTGGAGGCGCCGGGCCAGGTCCTCGTCCGGGCCCCAGTCGGGCTCCTGCTCAACCGGCCGGTCCTGCTCGACCACACCGCCGCGGCGCTCGTCGTAGTGCCCGCCGACCTCGTCCTCGGGGATCAGGCCGGTGATCGAGTACGCCTTGCGCAGCGCCATCGACTCGCCCACCTTCAGGTTCATCGCGTCCGGGTACTGCGTCCACGACTTGTTTGTGCGCTTGTAGCTCTTGAACGGGGCCAGGAAGAACGTCGGCTTGCGCTCGCCTCGGAACACGCGTGCCCACGCGCCGACGATGTCCTGCTTGAGCCGCTCGGCGGCGGGGATCGCCGCGTACGTGTGGATGAAGCCGTGCTCGCGGTCGCGCTCGATGATGTCGGTGGCGTAGATCACGTCGCCCTCCATGCCGCCGAAGTCGTCGTTGCGGTTCGCGATGGACAGCAGCCCGTCGCGAGAGACGAGCGTCTTGAAGGTCGGCGGCTCGCCGTCCTTGCCCGGCATTTTCGCCAGGTACGCGTGCCCGGCGAACGGGTCGAGCTTGTAGCGCCCGATCAGCTCCAAGAACAGCAAGAACGCGTTGTCGTCCGCACCCCGGGCGACGGTCCGCTTCATCAGCGCGAGCTGCTCGTTGTCGAACGCGAACCGCGCCGGTTGGGTCAGCGGCACGGGTCCAAGCCGTGCCAGGGACACGGGTTTAGCTGTCTCGGTCTCAGCCATTACGTTTCCTCTCCTCCGCTAGTGCGACGGACCGCGTCAGTTGTTCGAGCAGGTCCGGGTCGGGTTCGGGCTCTAGGTCGGGCCTCGGGGTGTGGATGTCGAAGCGGGTACCGATTGTCTCACGGTAGAGGTCATCGAGCGTCTCGCCGGTCTGGATCGCGCGCTCCATCTGCTCGCGCGTGGGCCGCTCGACGCGCCTGCTGACCCGGTGGCCGTACACCTTGTTCGCCTTGGCGGCGCGGACCGGCACGGGGCCATGCACGCTGGTCCACGCCTTCAGCGCCTCCTTGTTCTGCTTGATCGCCGCCTCGGCCACCACAATCTGCGCGGCGGCAGTCGTGGCCTCCTCGTCTGAGCCGATCCGGCCCTTGCGCCGGGCGGTCGGGAAGATCGGGCAAGCCGTCGGCCGCGGGCAGTAGGAGCAGTGGTTGCCGGGGCTCGGGTGCCAGACGCCTTCCTGCAGCGACCGGTCGAAGCGCTCGACGAGGGCCGAGATGCCGTCCTCGATCTCATCGAGCTGGTCCCGGTACAGCGTTGCTTCTCGACTCTGGCTGTAGCGCGGGTAGAACTCGCGGAGCGTGACGGAGGTCAGCGACTGGTGGTTGCGCATCCCGAGCAGCGCGTACATCCGCTGCTGGAAGAAGCCACCCTCGGAAATCTCGGACGGCGGCGGCAGCCACCAGCCCGTCTTCCAGTCCACGACGATCCCGCGCTCCAGGTTCTCGCCTTCGGCCATCAGCACATCGAGCGTGCCCGAGATCCGGCGCTCCACCCATCCACCGGCCGGGTCGGGGTAGTGGATGGTCCAGCGCAGCGGCTGCTCGATGTCCACCAGCCCGGCGATGTTCCACGAGTTCTCGTGCGCGAACTTCTTCGTCATCCACACGAGGTCGTGGATCTCCCGCGTCGGGCAGTTGACCATGTCCTCGATGGGCACGTCGGCCTGCCGGAGCGTTTCCAGCAGGATCGCCAGCGCCACATCGACCTCGATGCGCTCCTCTCCGTGCGCGGCCATCTCGCGCATCATCTTCGCCGCCGCGCGATGCCAGATGGTGCCTCGGCCGGACTCCGCGATGTCGAAGGTGCCCCACCTGTACCGGCGGTCGAACAGGCTCAGCAGACCGCACTCATCGAACGTCGAGAGGGTGCTTTGGCGCAGGGTCGGGAACTCCTCCAGCGCCTTCGGGTAGGGGGTCACGGCATAACTCCTCGGTCGGTTGCAAGGATGGTCGCAACCGGGTCGGACGTGATGCCTGCATGTGCATCGACCGTCATCCGAATCGTTTTCCGTGCGCGTCCTTGAACGGAGGTACGCTGCCCTGCGTGTCCCGGCCGATCATCGCTTCCACGCCTCAAGAGTGGCACCGGAGGGTGGTCGGTCGACCCCCGCGTCCCTGCGCCGTGTGTCGCGGCAAACACCGCGTCCAGGGCCACCATGTCATCAGCCGGGAACGGCTCCGTCGCGTTGAGCGCGATCGGGGCCTGCCCAGAGGCACGCTCATTTGGGATCCCCGCTCTGGACTGGCGCTGTGCGAGCTTTGTCACACACGCCACACCAGCGCCTTCCGACGAATACCGCGCTCAAGACTGACGGCCGAGAACTGGGAGTTCATCAACGAGCTTGGGCTCGACTGGTGGATCGCCCGCTACTACCCCGCAGGGCCGCTTCCACCCACTCAGCCCGGAGGGACCGATGGCGACGAAGAAGGCCGACGACGAGAGCACCGAGAATCCCGACAACGGGCACGTGTCAATCGAGGATATGGAGCCAGTGCTCGCGGTCGCCTTGCCCGGCACCCAGGAGCAGCTCAGCTTCGATCTTGGCTCGCAGTACAACCTGTCCGACTCGACGCTGAAGCTCTCGCCAGTTCCGCCGCTGAGCGTTGACGGCCAGTACGCCGAGGGTGACCGGATCAAGGTGATCCTGGAGATCGAGGTCGAGTACGTCGCGTTCCCGCCGATCAAGGACCGGGGGTTCCGAGTCGGTACCGAGCGACGGCACCACGGGCAGGTGCTGTCCGCTCAGCCTGTCGAGGCATAAGAAACCCGCTGTTTGCGGGCTTCGGGATTGCGGCGCGTCATGGCGCGAGGTAGGGTGCTCCGGTCCCTCGACCGCAAGCGCACGTCGTGTCCTTGCGGGATTCTCCACGTCCCCCACCAGCGCGCCCCCACGGGAGGCCCTGACCATGCCTTCTGAAGCTGTCCAACGTGTGCTTGACCGCCTGGAGTCGCTCGACTGTAGGCCGCGCGGCAACATCGAGAAGGGCTGGGACGCGCGCTGCCCGAGCCACGAGGATCGCAACCCGAGCCTGAAGCTCGACCAGGGTCATGACGGCACTGCGCTTGTGTTCTGCCACCGAGGCTGCACGCTCGATCAGATCGCCGCCGCTCTGCAGATCGACGTGCGCGAGCTGTTCGAGCCCGAGGAGCAGCCCGTCGCCAAGCGCGAGGTTGTCAAGCGCTACGACTACGTCAACGCCGACGGCAAGCTGCTGTTCCAAGTGGAGCGCACCGTGCCGAAGGCGTTCCGTCAGCGGCGACCGGACGGCCATGGCGGCTGGATCTACGACCGCAAGGGAATCCCGCCGGTGCTCTACCACCTGCCCGAGGTGATTGCGTCGCCCGAGGTCGTGATCGTCGAGGGCGAGAAGGACGCCGACGCTCTGGTTGCGCGCGGGGTGGTCGCCACCACGAACCCGGGGGGTGCGGGCAAGTGGCGTGACGAGTACGGCCCGCTGTTCCAGGACAAGAAGGTCGCGATCATCCAGGACGTCGATCCGGTCGACCCGAAGACCGGCAAACGCCCTGGCCAGGAGCACGCCCAGGCTGTACGCGAGTCGCTGGAACGCGCGGGCGTCAAGGCCACGCTGCTCCAGCCCGCGGTCGGGAAGGACGTGTCCGACCACCTCGCTGCCGGGATGAAGCTCGGCGCGCTACTACCCGCCGCAGAGCCCCGCGTCCGCGAGCGCCTGGAAATCATGAGCGCGCGCGAGATCATGGAGCTGCCCGACCCCGACGAGGAGGGCTACCTACTCGGGCCGCTCGTCTACCGGGGGCACCGGATCGTCGTCGGCGGCTGGACTGGTCACGGAAAGACCACGCTGTGCATGCACATGGTCGCCTCGGCCGTCCACGGCCGCGAGTTCCTGCGCCCTAAGTGGAAAGGTAAGGGCGGGCTGAACGCACTCGTGGTCGATGTGGAGCAGGGCACCCGGACGGTCAAGCGCGTGCTGCGCGAGGTCGGCCTGGACAAGAGCGACGCTGTGAAGTACCTCCGCGTCCCGGACGGGCTTGGCCTCGATTGTGACGAGGACGCCATCGCGTTCATGGAGAAGACGTTCGCGAAGGGTCGCTTCGACCTCGTGCTGTGCGATCCGCTGTACAAGCTCCATAGAGGAGATCCAAATAACACGCAGGCGGCGACCGAGCTGATGCGCCGGTTCGATGACTGGCGCGAGCGCTACGGGTTCGCGCTGGTGCTGCCGATGCACTGCCGCAAGCCACAGAACCAGCACGGCGCGCCCAAGCTCAGCCCGCACGACCTATTTGGCTCATCCGCATACCAGTGGGGAGCCGAGATGCTGATGGGCGTCGAGCGCAAATCACCCGGCCTGACGTGGGTTCATTGGTGGAAAGACCGCGAGGGCACCGCGTCTGAGGACGGGGCGGCGGTTGGCTCACACTGGGGCGTCCACTTCGACCGGCAGCGCGGGTTCCAGCGCTACGTCGAGGGCAATCAGGAGCGGCTCCCGATCAACACCGCGCCGACACCGAAGTTCGAGCTGGGCGACTTCTGCTACGCGATGATCCGCGAAACCGGCGGCGTCACCCGCGAGGAGGTCAAGGCCAAGCTGCATCAGAAGGGCATCCGCTGGGCCGGGGGCATGAACGCCATCGACAAGGCGCTGGAAAGCCAGGGCCACCGGGGCGTGATCTCCAACGGCGCACAGCTCAAGAAGGACCGCGTCTACCAGCTACAGCCCGAGCTTCACAACGAGACGAGCCCCGGCGCATCAACCGGGGCCCGTGAACAACTCCCACCGGAGAGAGAGGAAGGAGGTGCCCAAGTGTAGGGGCGTGAGCGGACGCCCCAGACCCCCGTCAGGGCGTGAGCAAGGGGGACCACGGTCGCTCCCCGCTGGGAGCGGAGGCCAACCGGTAGACCGTAAAGAACGCGTGGAGCTTGTAGCCCGGATCGGGGTGAAGTGCGTGGCACGCGGAGGTCGATGGAGCGCGCCGCGCTGCGATGGACTCAGCGTCGAAGCGGCTCGGCTTTCTGTCCTTCCGAGGGCAGTAGGCCTAGCGTCCGTCTGCTCGGATCTTGCATCGAAGGTTTACCGTCAACGTCAACGGAAGGGGTCTTTACCGATGGCCGTGTCCGGCGCACGTCGTAGGCTTCCGGTTGATCCCGACCCCGAGAGGAGATGCTGTGGTTGACGTGTTGAAACCGTCCGGGAAAGTGCACCCGGCGGCCGAGTTCTTTCCGCTGATGGGCGACGTTGAGCTGCGGGCGCTGGCGGATGACATCGAGGCTCACGGACTGCGGCAGCCGCTCGTGCTCGATGCCGCGGGCGATCTGCTGGATGGCCGGAACCGGCTGGCGGCGTGCAAGCTCGCGAAGGTCAAGCCTGACTACGTGAGCGCCGACGGCGACGATCCGCTGGCGCTCGTTGTGTCGCTGAACATCAAGCGGCGCAATCTGACGGCCGGGCAGCGCGCGATTGCTGCCGCCGAGGCGTACGGTCTGAA